GATAGTTGTCTACACACTATGCTAACAAGCTCCAAAACAGCAGAAATGGCCCTCCCTCTCTTAATGGGCCAAGCTACGAACGGAGAACACTTATATGCTGATTTGGCTGCACAACCGCATTTGCTTATTGCTGGAAGCACAGGTTCTGGAAAGTCCGTGTACACAGCACAGCTTATATGCTCGCTTGCGCTTTTTCGTACTCCTGAAGAGCTTGAGTTTATACTTGTGGATACAAAGAAGCTAGATTTAGTGCTTTTTAAACCGCTAGAGCATGTTAAGTATGTTTTGGATAATGTAGAGGATTTACGTACTGCACTAATGCAGTTACTAGCAGAAGTGCGGCTCCGTAATACTCAAATGAGTGGCATTGCTAGAAACATAGACGAATGGAATCGTATGTGCATTGATGATTTATCATCAGCAGAATACAGAAAGTTTGCAAAAACTGCTGGCTACAGTCGAAAAATGCAGTATAAGATTCTCGTGCTAGATGAAATGGCTGATGTTTTTATGCAGGATAGAGCGTATCTCGCACAGTTTAAAAAGTCTGAGCGGCCGCCTGCTATTGAGAGCTTGGTGCAGAAAATCTTACAAATTAGTCGCGCCGCTGGAGTGCATTTGATTCTAGCAACACAGCAGCCCTCAGTAAAGATAATCTCTGGCGTCATGAAAGCAAATGCTCCTGCTAGAGTATCTTTCAAACTTCCAACAATGAGTGATAGTCGTGTGATTCTGGATGAGAATGGAGCGGAGTGCCTCCTGGGGCGTGGGGATTACCTGTATAAAATCGCAGGTAGCGATACTGTCCGGCGAGCACACTCTGCGTTTGTTTCTACTACAGACATTGCAACTATCATCGCGCAGAATGAGATGATAAGGAGAACCTATAATGAAATGCCAATTCTGTAAATTTGATTATCCTAAAGATTTATTGTCGAACTTTTATACTTCTACTAGCGATGAGACACCACTTATTTGTGGAATTTGCGCCCTTAAAGAGACAAATAAAATCCACGGTGCTAATCGTAAGAAATTTAATGGCACACAAGCCGAAAAAATGAGGCTTGCGGCTATTAAATATCGTAAGGAACATAGTAATAAGGAAACAATATGAGAAAACAATCTCGTAGTGAAGCTAGTTCTCTAATGGAGCACCAGCGTTTAGGTGGCCCGGATTATGGAGAAGAGTTTCATGCCACACTCAGCGAAGATGGAGAAGAAATCTTCGCTGAGTGTCCTCACTGTGGAAACGAAACCTTAGACGAGAATGGTAAGTGCTATTCTTGTGGATATAGAGAGGAACCAGAATGAGTTCCGATTACAAATACGATATTCAACTAAAAGCTGAAGAAATGGCTGAAGAACAATTTGATGTGGATTTTTATAAACTATCTCCCTTTCTTCGGGATAGAGTTTATAGAATCGCCACTCAAGAATACTGGGATAATAAAGCTGATAGTTCAAGGAGAGAAGAATGAAATACATCTACGACCGCTACTGGGGTATTTTTACCCAGCAATCAGAAACACCCGGCAAGACAAATCTCATAGGCTATGGCTATTCTGGTAAAGCCTGTGCTTTAAATGACATACACCGCCAAAACATTCAAGGTGTCGGCCCACTTCCCGCAGGAACATATATCGTAGAATCCATCTACGATGATCCTGAGCGTGGCAAACATACATGCAAGCTCCTCCCACTTACCACAGACAAGATGTACGGTAGGAGCGGCTTCCTAATTCACGGCGACACACTAGCAGAAGCCCACGATGCTTCTGACGGCTGCATCATAGTACCATTTCTCATTCGTAGTATGTTCATGGCTCAAGATATCATAGAGGTGATCTAATGAATCACTCAGAGAAATGGGACCGAAAGTATCTTGAACTTGCTAGATACATTGCCGAAAACTGGAGTAAAGACCCAAGCACAAAAGTTGGGGCTGTATTAGTAAACTGGCAAGCAAATCAGGAATTTATCGGCTACAACGGATTCCCAAGGGGGGTAATAGATAGTCTAGAACGCCTTGAGAACAGAGAAGTAAAGTACGAACTGATAGTACATGCAGAAGTTAATGCTATCCTGAAGGCAGGAACAATGTCACGAGGATCAACTTTGTATGTATGGCCGTCATTCGACAATCCACCTATTTGTAGTAACTGTGCCAAGATAGTCATTCAAGCTGGCGTGAAAGAAGTAGTTGGATACGCTGAAAACCTGAATGATCCAAGAGTAGTAAGGTGGGCAAAGTCTATAGTACAATCAAGGACAATGTTCATCGAAGCTGGTGTAGATTGGATAACGCTAACACCACCGAGAATTGTTTGATGGGGCAGCGCAGGGCCGCCGCGCCTTCCGAGGTGAGGCGGCCTATGTGTTTGATTCTCAAGGGGTTAGGCGACTTGACTCTTCATTTGAAGGGGTGTATACTTCTGTTTATGCCGTCTAAGAGCCGTTCGACCGTCGCCGTAACCGTTCGCATCCTACGCACCCAAGAGGACGCTTTAAATCGAGAAAATCACGGTTTTACTAGTAGGAGTGAGTTAGTAAGACTCCTCCTACAGCTTTACCTCGACGGCCAAATTCCTATTTTTAAGCCCTCCCCACAACAAAAGAACGCAGCATAAGAGCAGTCCACGCGCATAGCGTGTTAGGAGCTTTATGTCAGAACCAGAAGAACAAGATTCTGTGGATGAGTTATTTGTGCCTACAGATACTCCAGAGCCTATTACAGCAGAAGAAGCTGCCTCACTCGGAGTAGCCGCGGAACCAGGACAAGAAGAACCACACATAGTACAGCTTGTATGTGAGTGTTGTTTAGAACTTAATCTCACTACAAAGGCTGTAGTAGAAAAGTGTGCGCGATGTGATCAAGCGTTTTGCTATCATTTTCAGAGTGCGATAGATTCACAGTATTGCGTAAATTGCATGTCGGATATATCAGTGACTAAGAACCTGATAACAAAGACTTATACGCATACGAATCCTGAGACTGGTGAGCAGACATTTTACAGACGCCGCGCACGTGAAATAAAGATAGAAGGTCTAAGCTGGTTATTTGCACAGCGTAAAATCATAGAGCTAAGCGATGTAGAACTAGATATGGCGATAGAGTATCATCGTAATATCTACAGCCTAATGATGGACGAAGCAGAGCGGCGCCGGAATGAAAAAATACACCGCTATGCTAACACACCTTTCAAGATTCCCACTCCTGTTACAACCAAGGTTTCAGATAGCACACAGACAACTGTGAAGAAGAGTAGAACTGCATCTAAAACCAAAGCAGGAGAGACAGTAGCGACGCTGTTACAGGACATGCTACGCAGAGGTATGAAAATCGAAGACATTATAGCAGCGGTAAGTAAGAAATGAGTATCTTATGTGGAAAGCCGTATATAGTGGGAGAAATGCCTCCTGCTCTAAAAGCATTTATTGATAAGGAGAAACGTATGCAACCATCAGAACAGTTACTAGAATTTCTCTCTGACAATCCGCTACCGTGGTTAAGGTATGATTTAGAAAAACAAAAACTGATTATGATAGTAGACAACCACTTGATGAGCACGTATAGAGCTTGCCCACAGCATTTTGTACTGAACCACATCTATGGCTGGAGGCCAAAAGCTACAACTATCGGCGGAGTAAGTCGTAATTGGTACTTAGAATTTGGCATTCTTCTTCATAAAATGCTTGAAATCTACTACCAGAATTTTAGAAAGCCTGAATTTGATGTACAAAAATGGGCTGTAGATAGAACTGTAGCAGAATGGCAGGAAGCACGGATGGATGAGTTTGCAGAGCATAAGGAGTACAAAGCTATGGGTGGCTCTGCGGGCTTGGTAGGATTACTTGTACAATATGCTACGTATATGAGTCCACTGAACGAGAAGCTAAGGGTACTTGGAACAGAAATCAGCTTCGGAAAGAACTTAGAAGTTCCATTATATGTAGATGATAACTACGAAGTCTATCTTGCTGGTCGCATGGATATGATTGTGGATGATGGGTATTTTATTTGTCCATTAGATCATAAGACAATGGGTAGTTTTCGAGGCGACCCAGGATTACGCTTTGAGACTGATGAAGGGCCAACAGGTTATATTTATGCGCTTAAAACTGTACTTCCCACATTGCTGCCGCCGGATGAGATTTTAAAACGTGATTGCTCTAAGATTTTGATGAATCTAATCAGCAAAGCAACCACTAGCAATCCGGCAGAGCGTTTTAAGCGTGTGCCTATTAGAAAAACTGAATTCCAGCTCGAAGAATACAGAGAACGCATGGTTCTCACAGCTAATCACATATTAACAGATATGGAACAAGTTGTATTCAACTGGCCCGTATTCAGAAACACGCAAGTCTGCCAGAACTGGATGCACTTTAATTGTCAATACTTCGATGTATGCCGTCAACAATCCCACGATGCGGAGCTTTCTACTTTAATAAATGGCTTCGTACAAGTAAAGTTGTGGGATACTGAGGAAGTTTTACCAACAACTTAGGAGCAGGAGAAAGAAGGACACATGCCTACTACAAAAACCTACACTGACTTGAAAGAAATCCCACACGTCAAAATCAAAACATGCGGCGCACTCCTACCCAACCACATGCAATGCTGGCGCGCAGGAGATTTTCAAGTTACTGAAACTACAGTGCAACCTGCTGTAGCAGCCACGAAGGATACTCCAGCAGTAGAGGAGAAAGTCACTCAAAACACATACCAAGTATGCGCCTTTCACAAAAGCCTAGGCGCGTAGAGAAAAAGGAGCAGGGATATGCGTAAAGAAGGTTCAGTAAATAACAAAAAGAAGTTAAAGTATTGTGCTGAAAGCAATCAGTGGATTCCATTTTCACGATGGAAGAAGCATAAAGCTGCGTTGCAAATAATTGAAGAAGCTAAGCAAAGACGAGCAACATATGTAAATGAACAAGCCGAATGGAATCCACTACAAGAAAAAATCCGTAAACAAGAACAAGAGCTTAGCGTATTAAGAAGTCAACTCAGTAAGCAAAGGCTCACGCTTAACGGTTACAGAGAAACTCTGGGTTCAGCAGGCAGATTACTTGCTGCACTTGTTGATGTTTCAGAAATTAACTAAGGAGCAGGGAAGTTATGAGTACACCAGCCACAACACCCTCGCCGCCGCTTGATCCTTTCAAGGGCATGGCAGGAGAGCCCGCTACAAACATTAAGGCACATGAATGGTTAAAGATTGCTATTCTAGGAAAGCCGAAGACAGGAAAAAGTACTCTAATGTCTACGGCACCGCAACCTATCAGAGTGTACGACTTTGATGACCGGGCTGAATCACTAGCAGGGAAGCCCGGTCTTTTTATTCTCTCTCGTCCTTCAATGTTAGACGTAGAGACTGATCTCAGTATTATGAAGGCTAACAAGATTAAGAAGTTGCCACTTCCGGCGACTGTAGCATTCGATTCAGTAACATTTATGAATCGCGCTATGGAAGAGGAGATTTTCCGGCAAGACCCGAAGCTCTACAGAACAATTCGTGTTGGTAATAGTACCGGCATGAAGATTAGGAACTCATGGGATGTGATAAATGGAATCCAGCGGTATGTGGAATATCTTATTGCGGAGTTTAGCGGCCTTGGAGTTAATATCATCTTTGTCTTCCACGAAAAGGATGAAAAAGACAAAGCTGAGTCCACAGCAGCAGAAACAAAATATACTGGACTCGTTACAGTTGATCCACAATATCTCGCAAACAGCCTCAGCTTGTTTAACGAAGTATATCGAATCACAGTTAGCGGAGACAAAAAGTACACTGTGACATGTAGACCTAACTATGATGTAACAGCATCTACTACAATGCTACTGGATTCTACAGAGCCGCCAGATATAATGGCTATGATTCAGAAGCACGAGCAGCGTAGAATAGCTCAGAAAGTTTAACAATCCAAACAAAACGAAAAGGAGCAGAACAGCATGGCATTTCAGATGAATTTTAGTAAGGAAGAACTTTCCGGCGCACCTCCAGTACCAGCCGGATGGTATACAGTACAGTTCAAACAGTTCAAACCACGTGCATCTAAAGCCGGGGATTCCGTATCTTTAAATGCGGAACTTGCTATCGTAGCGCCTACAGAGTATGAGAATCGTCGAGTATTCGTAGGTATGAATACCAAGATGGCTTTTATGTGGCCAGACTTTGTACATGCTACGGGTCTTACTATGGAAGAAGTCCAGGATGAAAATGCGGGTACAGAGAAAGCTAACTACACGCTTCCAGGAGTATTTGAGAACTCCGATACGGCGCCGGATAAGCCTGAGACGTGGAAGTATCTTGGGCCACTCACAAACAAGACGATGGAAGTAGAGTTGTGCGAAACTGAGTATCAAGGTAAAAAGCGCAACGAAGTACGGCAGTTTAAGTGTGCTGTTGCGGGATGTACTGATAAGCACTCTACGAACCTGATTAAGAACTAAGAAAGAGAGCGCAGTATGCGCTGGCAATGTAGTTTTGTAAACTCTAAAGGTATCCGCTGCGAGAATGAAGCTCTCCAGCGGATACATTTTGCCTCAGGTCACCCTTTCGACCATGTAGATGCTTGTGCTTTACATCTAGAGGAATACCAAAGATTCTGCTGGGTAGAAGACTTACATGATAAGAATGGAGAAATTATAACACAATGACAAAGATAAACAAAGAGAAAACCGCAGAGGAAGTATGTGAGATGATTAGAAGTTTCATCTCTAAGAACTTCGAGCTAAAAGATTTTGATTTTATTATCACAGTAATTGGGAGAACTTTGGATAATAAAATTGTAATAGCTTCAGCTAGAACTATTAACAGAGAATTCGCTTTAAATGTACTCGAACGTGTAATGGAAGGACTTAATGATCCGGAGAATGAAGCTACTAGAGTAGGAGCTATCCAATGAGCTACCACGACCTAAGTGAATGTACTCTCTCGCCGGACGAAAGATTAGATGAAGCTAATGAATTAGCTGATCTAATCGTTGATGAGTTAAAACCAGAACAATGTACACAGTCAGAACAATCAGTAGTGTCGTTGTTTTATGATAGACGTGCTACTTTTTGTTCAGTAAAACAACTCTTCTGGCTGCGGGATATAAAGGATAAATACCTATGAGCGAAGGCTGGCGCGGTATAGACCTAGATGGTACTCTCGCCAAGTATACAGAGTACACTGGCCCTACAGTAATAGGGGAACCCATCCCTCTAATGGTTGAACGTGTGAAAAAGTGGCTCTCTCTCGGAGAGGATGTACGCATCTTTACAGCGCGAGTAGCAGATCAAACCACGCGCAGCGCCGTCACTGTAGCAATACAGAATTGGTGCATCCTACATATAGGACAGATTCTTCCTATTACTAACAAAAAAGATCACCAATGTATTGAAATATGGGATGACCGCGCCGTGCAGGTTATACTTAATACTGGAAGAAGGGTGGATGGGAAGGGATGAGTAATATAACCGTAATAATGAAAGATGGAACTAAGCGGGAGTTTCTACACGAGGGACGTTCAGGCGGAAGCTACACAAAAAGATTAACTTTAGAAAATGGCTTTGCAGTGATTACTGATGAATATTATGCAAGAACAGTCATACCAGCAAATGATATTGCAGAGATAAAAGAATATCCTGAGAGATACTAATGCCCTTCATCAAAGAACGCGGCAGCCCTACAGCAAAGATATGGATAATCCTAGAGCGTCCTTACGGCTCGGATATTCCTAAAGGCGTCTTACTCTCTGGAGGTATGGGCAGTGTATACGCGAAGATGCTACGAGAAGCTGGACTTGAGCTTGATGATTGTTATGTCTGTTGCCGCCGTCCTAATACTGATGCTGATAATGCCTTTGCAATTTTTGATGGTCCTTTTAGTCAGTATCAGCCACCGTTTATACTCGCTGTTAATGAAGTTGGAACGTCTTATCTACCAGAGCTTTGTATAAAGGGTGACAAGGATGTGTGGCGTGGGCAGCTTCAGAAGAATGCTGGCTCTCTCCTTACAAGCGCGAATATAGCACATCCGCACTACATGATGCCTGTATATGGTCCTGATCGTGCTGTGAGTGATTGGCAGGAGCGAAATGTTACTACGTATGTGGATTTTCAAAAACTCCGAGATGAGCTACAGTATTACAGAAAGCACGGTGCTTTGCAGCCGCTACCAGAGAGGAAGTTAGTATATGGTGATCTCGACTGTGACGACATACTACAACGGCTTGATGCGTTTAAGAACTCGGAACTCATATCTGTCGACATCGAGACAGTATATCCTAGAGAAAAAAGTGCCTTTCATCCGCATCCTGGATACCCCGTCACAGTCGGACTGGCGGACTCAGCTAATTTCGGGATATCCTTCAACCTCTTTCGAGATAATCCAAAAGAGAATAGAGCTATTTGGCGGGCGCTTGATAGTATACTACGGAAAGTTAGAGTACTCGGCCAAAATTTCTTTAATTTCGATGCCTTATTCTTTGAATCACTTGGTTTCAAGATTGAGCTTATTAAAGTTCAAGATACTCTAATTCGTCATCACATACTATGGCCAGAATTAAGTCATAAGTTACAGTTTATGACGAGACAGTATACACGTGAGCCATATTATAAAGATGAGGGTCATGGATGGAGCGTTAAGAACATGGACAAGCTCCGGCGGTATAACTGTTTGGATGTGTGTGTAACTTATGAGATATATGAACAACAAGAAGAAGAGTTTAAGCAACGACCACATCTGAGGTGAGTATGCACCAAACCTGCCAGGAAATAATCCACACATCTAAGCTAACGTCCACGTATTGCATGAGGCAGCGTGGGCATGAGGGGAAACATTATATTCTAGATAAAGAACCTACAGAAGAAGAACTCAAAAACCTACAGAGGAGGGATAGTGATGCTAATACACCACGTGAAGGAAGGTGAGTTTTGTAAGCAAGGTTTAAACTGGCGGCGCAGTTCTGATACATGGCTATGCTTACTATTAAAAATCTGGCGCTTTAACTGGTATTTTAGAATACGAGACAAGAGATTGTGCCAACCGCCTAACTCTTGTAAACATATAGTATTTAGTTTTAACTATGTAAACCTTGACGAGCAAGGCTATTCTACTATCTTTAGTAACTTTAAATATAATTGGGAAATGCGTGCTTTTAAATTTGGGGATTGTGTAGTATCTGAAGAACTACTTGCTGATTTTATTGAGACTGTAGGAACTCCAACTGGAACACACATTGACTATATGAGAACAAGATACTAATGGATAGAATAACAAGTAGCTACGAACACGCTCTTCAAGCCTGTTACTATCATATAGGTAATCGTGGTATACGCTTTGACGTAGCACGTGGTGTAGAAGCAAATGCTATTGTAAAGGCCGAGATAGCGCGGCAGCTTGCTATTATGTCCTCTCTCTGGTCATGCCAAGTTTTTATAGGAGCCGCAAATAATCCTGTAGAAGTCGAGGGAGTCTTTAGCGGCGCTGTTAATCTGAATGCTACACAAGGTAAATATCGTCTTCTAGATAAACTCAAAGCTCTAGGCTATGAAGTTCCCAAAGTTTCTAAAAAGAATGAGGATGGAGAATATGAAAGCAAGGAATCTACCGAAGAATTGGTGCTCCAAAAGATGTTGCAGAAGAATCAGTTCTCCTACCCAGGAGGCGATCCTGCCCTCAAAGCAATCCTCAAAGTCCGTGAGCTTGGCAAACTTCAATCGACTTATCTTAACGCTAGACTATTCCAGAGAAACGGGGATAGTTTCTTTCTCTCAAACTATAACGTCGCCGGAACAGTTACTGGCCGCAGAAGCTCTAGGAGACATACTTTTGGATTTGGGAACAACTCTCAAAACTTCCCAAAGCATAGTGACGTTGCCGCACTAGCACGGCGGTGTTTTACCTGTAGGCCAGGAAATATCTTCTTGATGGTAGATCAAGTCAGTGCTGAAGATTGGCCTGTCTCTGCACTCTCTGAGAATCACACTGCACTCGCGGAGCTACGTGGTGGTGTAGATCGTCACACCAAACTTGCTAGTGAAATCTTCGGTATCCCTATAGCCTCTCGCACCAAGCGCGAGTGGAAAGAGAGTATAGAGCGATATCTCGGAAAGAAAACTCGTCACGCTTCAAACTATGACGAACGTGCTACCATGATGAGTGATTCTCTAATCAAAGAAGGCTTTTACTATCCTGTAAAAGATTGTGAATTTCTCCTGACTAAGATGGGTCAGCTTGATCCTAATGTGAAAGGTGTGTTTCATCGTTATGTACAAGAAACAATCTCTCGAACACACATGCTCATCACGCCCTTTGGTAGAGAACGCCAATTCCTCAGTGCCAGACCAAATGACCAGAATAGCACTGTCTTTAAAGAAGCCTACGCCTATATCCCCCAATCGACTGTTGCTGACAATACGGGATTTGCGGTGCTCGATCTTGAAACTAGATACCCAGTTGAGGAACGGTTTGTCGTACAGGAGGGACACGATTCCATTGTCCAAGACCTGCGAGACGATACGGAGACAGTTTACAAATACCTCCTACGAACTCAGTCTGCATTTGCTAGACGTATCAAATTTCATAACGGGATTGAACTTGAAATCCCCATCGAAGCAGAAGTTGCGTATGACTTCAATACCACCGTCAAAATCGAAGAGTTTTCAAGAGCAGGAGTTAAAAAGGCAATCGAAGAACTTAAAGAGGAAGTTGCAAAGCAAGCGAGAGATAAAGGCTCACTAGCCACAGCATAAATACTAACAAAGCAGGGATGGGAACAGTGGCTAGACTACTTAGTAAGCCGTGGCATGAGAGTTTCTGGCAATGTGTTCATCCACATACGGATGCGCCAGACTCATTTATCTTATGGAGTGCTATCTCGCTTATAGGAGCTACGCTTAAAAATAATGTGAATTTTGAAATTGGTACCTATACACTGTATCCTAATCAGTTTATAGTTTTAGTCTCTCCGCCAGGTGTAGGTAAAGGTACTGCTATGAGCCTGGTGAATGATCTTATAAGCGGTTCTAAACCACCTATAGTTAATACTCTCTCCGATCGTATTACAGCAGAGCGCATTATCGAGCGTATCGCAGATGGCTGGCAGGCGCCGCCAAAGATAGTGGGAACGCAGCTTGTAATGGGAGCACAGGATCATAACTGCATTATCTTTAGTACAGAACTACGAGTTCTGCTAGGTGCTTCAGAATGGATGCTAGAGTTTTTGGAGGAATCATGGAGCAAAACGACATTCGATTATCAGACGAAGAACAAAGGAAACGTGAGCATAACGAGTATGTGTTGCTCACTCTTGGCCGCATCTGTACCAGACTTCTTGAGGAACGTAAGACAAGAAGCAAGTATGGTCATTACTGGTGGATTCTCTTCAAGATGTCTTTTTATCTATGCAGAATCTCCATCAAAAGACTTACCATGGCCGGAGCCTTTACAGAAGAACAAGAAAAGTAAGGAACTGTATGACAAACTCGCAACAGACCTACAAGAAATTTCTAAACTCCGTGGTGAATTTAAAGTAACAACAGGAGCTAGAGTAATCTTCGAGAAGTTTCTAATAGCAAACAGGCAAGCAGCTACTATAGATGATTCTGAAGCTGTCTCAAATTTTAGAGCGCGTGTAAAGGCACATGTACTCAAACTAGCAATGGTCCTCTCTGCATCTCGTTCGGATGATTTAGTAATAACTGATATAGATATGACTAATGCGATTGCAGAGATAAGCAAAGTTACAGCGTCTCTAGAGAAACTCTTTCGCGGCGCCGGAGATAGTACGGATGCAATCACAAGCGCCAGAGTACAAGGGTTTATTGAGAAGCATGGGCAAACTACACGTAAGGAAATCATGCGTGCTCTACATAGACATATTGGAAATATGGAAACTCTTGATAGAATACTGTGGGTTTTAGAAACTATAGGATTTTGTGAAAAAACATTGCAAGGCAAGATGGAAGTTATTAGGCAAATAGCACCTCAGAATGGAGCGAAAAAACCATGAGTGGACTTGAGATACTTTTGAAAAGTATTGAACAAGAAGTTAGGCGTGCTAGAGAACTACACCGACCTACGAATACTCTTCACGAAGGTTATGCAGTTATTCTAGAAGAAGTGGAAGAATTTTGGGATGAAGTAAAAGTAAATCCTAAGAAACTTGATACAGCTTCACAGGATAAACGTATAGATAATATGCGAAAAGAACTTATTCAAGTTGCTGCTATGTGTATTAGAACAATTCTTGATTGTAACATTGAGGAGAAAAGGTAATGATAGAAAAGGAGCTAGTTTCTAAAAACGCACAAGAGATTGTTCTAGATGGTAGTAACAAGGTGAGCTTTCCAGGCTTTCCTTATATCTTTACTGCTCTAGGAGAGAAGATACTCGTAACACTTGATCAGTTTAAGAGTGGCTATGAATGTAAAACATGTAGAGGACAGGGAAAAGTTATAAGTAAAATCACTAAAAACTTAGTTCTTTGTCCTTCCTGTGAAGGCAAAAGCGTAAAAGAAGGCGGCATCATCATACCTGATACTGCGAAAATGCTCGCTAACAGTGGTGTTGTAGTCTCAATGGGAGCTAAAGCAAAAGAACTCTGTACCGAATATAAACTCGGTGACAGAGTTCTTTTTAGTGCCCATGCTGGAAGCCTAATTCCCACTAGAGCAGGCATCGCTTTTAAGTATATGGACTGGTATCAACCTATAGCTAAAGTAGACGGCGCGGAAGACTTGGCCTCTTTTGATTTTATTGTGCCAGAAGATATACAGCTTTAGCTATTTTGACCATCCTGATACCGCTCCGCCTATCGTCCCGTTACCTTAACGCCTGCTTGAACTACGACTGCCGAGTTTGGTGGACCACCGGTGTCGTTATCATTAGAAATGAACTTGGCGGCTGTGGACTCCAATTCCTTAACTTCCTGTTTTAGAGATTCAATCTCCGCTTGCTGCTCCTGTACGGCCTTCGTCAGCAATGCAACGATGTGATCGTACTGGACGCCAACCAGCTTGCCGTCCTTGTCGTAACTGGAGATGCGCGGGTCAACTGCGACCACATCCTCAGCGATGAAGCCAAGCTCCCGCCTTCCACTGGTCTTGCTTAGATACGAGACCGGCTTAAGTAGTCCAATCTCCGCAAGGCTGCTCTGGTACGGCTCCAACTTTGAAGTGTCAAGCGGGCGAATCTCTGTCTTGTATTTCCGCAGCGATGTGCAGGTTGCGAACGTGTAGAACCCGCTCATGCCGGTAGCCGAAGTATTGTAGCAGGCGCTCGTTCCTGTGGATGCGGCTGGATAAGCGATCCCGAAGAAACTGTTGGCTCCGCTGAATTGCATGGCCGTTGCATAGCTATTGCCGGTACCGTTCCACGTAACATTGTTCCCGGCAACATAGGTAAAGATGGCATTATTGTCCTGGCGGTAGCCGAAGCTACCCTGTTCTACTGAAGAACTGTTGTTCCATTGCATTGCAGCGTAGTCGCTTGCTCCCCCGCCCACCTGAAAGACAAGGGCATTGTTACCGGCGCTGCTGCCGAGATCGCTGCTGATGAGGGTCAGTGCATTTCCGGTTGTGCTTGGAGCCGTCAGATTGACGCCCGTAGTCGAACTCCATTTGACATAGGTGTTATCGAACAGCGGCGCACGAAAGGAAGAATTGAAGTAAAAGTATCCTACCCCATTCGTCGTATCATTGAGCGCAAGACCTGGATAGAATAGCCCTGAGCCAAACCATTGACCCGTCGAAGCCGGATCTCCAGCATTCGTGCTCACATTGTTCCATGTGGTTCTCGTCCCCCCGTTATCGGTGAGATGCAGAAAGGGGCCATACAGGAAAGTATTCGTTGCGCCTGAATCAATGAGCACATCGCCGGAGGTGTTGTTGCCAAAAGTGTTATAGGCAATGATGGGAGCGTAGGCTGTCGAGGTTACATGCACGCCATAGCCTAGGTTTCCTTCGAAGACATTCGCGCCTATATATGCGGAAGGCCCTGTCACTTGGATTCCATCAACCCCTGTGTTATTGACCGTGCAATTCAGGCTACCGCCCAGACAAACACCTCCAAGGGCCGCTATATTGTGCGAGAAAATGCCGTAGCTTGAGCCAAACAAAGCCTGCGTTTTGCTTGAGGAACAGCTACTTCCGTTGCAATTGCGCACAAAGGTATTATTCGTCACCTGATCGGGATATAGGGATGCCGCAGCGGGTAGATTAAGCCCTTGCATTGTGTTGTCTGCAATGACGGATTTAGTGATTTTAAGGTAATCAGTTGCTCCACTTGCATTGGCTATAATTCCTGCCCCATTTCCATCACAATCTAAATCTTCGAGCAGAGCGGCATCGGTGTATCCAGTTGCCCCGAAATAGGCGCAAGCGCCGAAGTTTGCCAGCGCGATGTGCTGGATATGAAACTGGTCAGTATAATTTGCAAAGTTGAATGCACTCTTCGCCGCTGTTTGTGTGGAAAGGCTTCCGTCTCCCCAAACGAATACGTTCTGAATGGTTCCATTCACTCTTGGAGAAGCAGAGCCAAGCGTAAAGCAACTGCCACCTGTGCAGTTGAGCTTCGTACCGGTAGTTCCTTCCGCTTGTCCATCAGGATCGATCTGGTAGCCCGCAGACAGACCATCGACATTCAATCCGCTGGTCGTCAAAGTGATCGGCGTTGCAACGGTGTAGCGGCCTGCCGCAAGTGGAACCCATCCGCCACGCACGGACGCAAGCGAATTTATTTGAGTTTGAATGCCCGCTGTGCTGTCGGTAGAATTAGCCCATGGCGAAGCCTCTGTGCCTGCGCCCGTATCGATAGAAAACGGATGGAGCATATAAGGCAAGCCTGCTACAGTCGTCAATGCACTATACACAGCATCCTGTCCAATCGTTCCGCTGCTCACCGTGCCGCCAGGGCTAATCCACGAACATATCGAAGGGGTTGCATTCGTGCAGGTCATTACGCTTGAACTACTTGATGGTGCGGTTCCTGGCAGAATGATCTTATATCCAGTCACGGATGCTGGAGCGCCAAAAATGATGCCGTACCCAGTGCCAGTTTCCGTTGGCGTCGTCCCTTCAACGATTTCAAGAGCCCCCGATGTTCCACCATTCCCCAGCAATTCAAACGGTTCGTCACCATAACTCGCTACGACACTCGTGCTAGAAGCATGAAGAGACAAATTGCCATTTGATAACGTAATCGCGGACGTGCCGCTGATCGTGGTGCCATTTGCGTTGTAGTAGCCAAACTGCCCCGCCGTTCCGGTGTTCACCGTGCCGCCGCCGCCACCGCTGCTGCATACACCCCATGCACTACCAGTATAACATCTACTAACACCATTTGTAGTATTCCAGTACGTACTTCCGGGGTGTATCCGTAGTATTACTTCAGCATCAGAGTAGCCATAACTTCCACTGTCACCAACAAAGCGCGGCGCAAGAATAGCAGCGTTTACTTGGCTACTAAGACTAAGGGAGCCGCCACTTGGTTTAAAGTTGATTGTAGAACACTGAGAAGAGGCGTTTGGACAAACGGTCAGATTATACGATGCCCCAATCGGTCTAATCAGTGTAACATCATACGGTGCAAAACTAAGAGTGCCACTTCCATTAGAAGCTCCACTTCCACTCATATGTACAGAACTTAGTGGAGAACCATTGTAAGTGTAATTAGCTGCATTACTTTGACTTGGTCCTGGCTGAAAACTCCAGCTAAAAGGAGCTGATTTCCATATCGTAGAATCTGAGTCAACAACAGTAGCGGATACTGTTGTATACTGTGCTATTGCTGCACTGCTTCCAAGAAGCAGCAGAGTGAGAACTAAAAGAAATTTTCGCATTTTGAAGCTCCTTAGAAACCTTTTGCGTGCCAATCACAAGTTTGTGGATCAACATTGTTAGGATGAATAGTAAAACCAGTAGCAGAGACGCTACCAGTTACTGTACTGCAATATCCAGTATCCCCGCTAGGAAAACGAGAACCGTAAGTGATTACTATGGAAGTTAGAGAAGTGTAAGGTTGTGGAAAAGTTACTGAAGTATCTCCAGAAACACTCTGTGCAGGTTTCCAGTTCTCTATAAAACCTGCGGGGTCTTCTTCCCAGTAACCGTTACTATTATTGCCACTGGAGAAGCCAGCAGTTGCAGCTATAGCTACAGGGGCACAGCTTGTAGTTCTTCCTTTAGCATCCAGAGTTACTTGTGCTACGTGTGTGGAATCTCCGCAGGAGCCAGTATCAGAGTTTACAGTAGAGAGTGTAAGAGGCTGCTCTCCT